GGGACGAATTGGTCTCCAATGTCGCGTCGTCCTCGAGTGATGGACACATCAAGAACACCGTCGGTCACATCAGCGAAGTCTGTTGTCGGTCCTAATTTGTAAGTCGTGTTGTCAAGAATGCCCTTCGTGCTTGAGTCCAATGTGAAGCTTGAAGAGTCCCAGCCAGTGTCAATCTCTAAGAGATACTCGCCAGATTGAATGACGGATGCTGACATTAGTAGCGACCGCTAATTGGACGGACTGAGATGTCCGCTGGACCGGATGCACGGTTGAAGCTCTTGACCGCATCGATTACGACCTTGCCTGTCTGAGCGTTGGTCAAGACTCCGCCGTTGATGTTCACTGTGTAGTTGTTGCCACCGCGCTCCGCCATGATGCCTGATGTGTCGCCAGTGAATGTTGGCGATGTGGTCGGCGCGAGACTGATTGAGCTGACACTGCCAGCGAACTTTGCTCCGATGCCCTTCACATCTGCAAGCTTGAGGTTCGGATTTTTGAGAAGCATCTCTGCAGCTTTGATTGCTGACTGTACGCCGGCAAGGTACTGCTCGCCTTGCGTGACTCCAGCTTGGTAGAACTTGTCTGCAGCCAAAGTGCCCAAAGCATCCGCGACATAGTTGAGGTCTGTCACTAGCTGGTTGATCCCATTGGGTCCTGTAATCGCTTCTGAGCCCCCAGCAATCAGTTCGTCGGCGATTGCACTGCCAGCCTCTTGACCAGCCTCTAGGACCTTCCTGAGAGCGTCCTGTGACAACTCCATTGTGAGCAGTTTTTCGATCTTTGATCCGAAGGCTTTTGCTCCGTCGGCTTGCTGGGTGAGCTGGGCGAGGATCGTCGTTCCGGCTTCTTTGGCAGCGTCGGCTGCACCAGAAATTGAGAACTCACCAGTGACCGATTCGGCGACCGTGCCCTTGAAATCGTCATAAGCCTTCTTCGCTTCTTCGAGCTTGCCTTTGGCTGTGTCGAGAGCTGTCGTGAACTGATCGTTTAGCTCTTCGCGCGCTTTCTTGATCTTCTCTGCCATCTTGTCCACCGCGCCACCAGTACCTTCAAGTTCTGGAATGAGTATTGCTGCAGCGGATGCAGCGCTTCGAGTTGATTGCCCCATTCGGTCAAGCGCGTCAGATACATCTTTTGGTGGTTTTGTATTTGCTTCAAGTTCAGTTCGCAGACCAGCCATTTGTCGTTTGTAAAGAGCAAACGCTGCAATACCTGCAAGCACGGTGACAATGCCGATGCCGGTGGCAATTTGGACAGCTGTAAAAGATGCTGCTAGCGCATAGTTTACGCCGATTGTTATTGCCGAGACTGCTTTCCATGCAGCCATTGCAATGTTGGTAGCAACTATTGCAGTCGCTATCAATCCGATTGTCGTTGCAATTCCTAAAATCACGCCCGTGTTGTTTTGTGCCCAGATTGCAAAGTTTGTAAACGCTTCAACCATTAGCTCAACGACTGGAAGAAGAGCGGTTCCGATTGCTTCTTTGGCTTCTTCAAGTTGGATCGTGAGGTTCTTGAACTTGCCCTGAGCAGTGTTTGCAGCTGTTGATGCAGCGCCACCGAAAGTCGATGCGAGTGATTGCATGACTTCATCAACTGACGCGCCATCTTTGATGAGCTTGAAAAGCTCTGGCGATAGTTGCTTGATGGCTTTCATGTTTCCGCCGTAAGCCTTAGACACGGCATCAGCGACTTCTTGAACTCCCTTACCTGTGGCAGCCGAGACATCAAGGACGGTCTTGAGCGCGTCCTGTGCGGTTGCTAGATCGCCAGTACCGATGACCAAAGCCGAAAGCGCCGGACGAAGTTCATCGTCGGCGACAGCTGCGCTTCTGGACAGTGTGCTGATGAAGTCTTCGTTGGCTTGGATCTGTTTGTCGGTTGCTCCTGTAGTTGCTTGGAGCTGGCGCGCAAGTTGTGCCTGTGCAGCCTGATCTTCTGCAGCAGCCTTTGAGCTCATTACGAGCCCAGCTGTCAATCCTGCGATTGCTGCAGTTGCTGGAAGGAATGACTTCTTGAGAGCGAACGATGCCTTCTCAGCATTGGTCTCCAGTGCCTTGAATTGCTCGAATGTTTTCTTGAGTCCGTCGCCTTGGAAGTCTGTGATGATGGGGATGCGAATAGCCATTAGATGTTGCTCCTAGATAGCGCGACCGTCAGCTGTCGCTCGACTTCTTCAGTGATGTTCTTGATTGCTGCTTCAATGTTGTCTGTGTTGGCTTCTACTGCAGGCCACATTGAGCGCGACGCTTTGCCGAATGTCTTGTCCATGTTCTCAATAAGCGTGTTGTTCCAGTCATAGTTCACGCCTTTGCGCTTCTGAGTAGACGATGACTTTCCGCCACGACCAGCAATATCAAACACAATGCCAGCAGGGTTCTTTTGTTGGATGATGAACGCGCTCAAAGTTTCGTACTGTGCGCCCTTGTCCATGTTCCGCTTGCGCGCGCGTCGAGTATCAATCTTGACCGTGATAGATCGGTTCGCGATTGCTTTGTCCCATGGGAAGATGTGTCGCCATTTACGACCGAAGCCACGCATGACTGTCTGACCGATGCCAGATGGCAGATTGCTTCGCGCGTCCGAGATCGTCGGCTGCATCAATGCGCGGTAATCCTTCGTGATCTGTCGGCGTAGATCTGGGGCGAGTTTGTTCAGCGTCTTGAGATCTTCCTTGATCCCAAATACCTGAACGCCAGTTCTCGCCATGTTCTCACTTCCTGTTTCTTTCCTCTAACACAGTAGTGACAGTGAGTAGGTCGGCAGTGTCAAACTCTTCTTCGTAGAAGCGCGGAGCCCACGAAAGACTTACCAGCAATTCTGCTAGGAGCCTTCGGTGAGTTCCGCGTGGGTAGGGTTTTCTATTTCCTCAGCGCTCACTTCTACCGAGTCGAGCTTGGCAATGAACTTGTCAAACTCTCCCGGCACGACGATCTTCGCTTGCTTGCATGCTTCCCACGCTAAGAACGCAAGATCTTCTACGCCGATCCCGTTCGCCATGTCTGACGCTTTGCGCTTGAACCTTCGTTCCCATGCGACAAGTGTGACGAGATTAGTTGTCACTTCGTATGGGTCTTTGCCACTCTCTGTCACCTTTAGGTGCAGTTTCATTAGTACTCGCTTTCGTGTCGGACCGGTGCGCGGTCAGTTATTAGCTTTCGTCAGATGTGTAGACACCACCGTTGAATGTCACGGAGATGGTTCCGAGAGCACCCAAAGATGTGACTACTGGCAGAGCTGCCAAGAATGTTCCGGTGAATGTCAAGCCCGGGTTCGTTGCCGAATCGGTTCCGACTGCTGGCTTTACGATCACATTGGTGGAAGTTCCAACAAGGCTCTTGAGTGTTGCCCAAGTTTCCGTCGCTGCGAAGCTTGCGTAGAAGTCGAGCGTGACTGAGTGACTGCCGAGCCCCGAGACATACTTCCTTGAAGAATCCCCAAAGGAAGTCGCCTCTAATTGGTCGTAATTGATATTGACCGTGGCGCCGGTGCATTGGTCCGACAAGTCCACTGCATTCACAGTTACGACTGGCGATGAGAGATAGGTGCTAGTTGCCATGATTACTCCTTGGATGCTTTCTTAGGTTTAGTTTTAGCAGGTTTTTCTTCTTCTGTGGTTGATACCTCAGCGCGCTCGGTAATGAAGCCACCAGCCAGAAGTGCGCCGACATTGATGCCAGCCTTCGGTGTGTAGAGCTCGCCGATCTTGCCAAGCTTCTCGGATGCGATGAAGAAGCTCATGCGGTCTGTGCCTGCACTTCAATCATCATCTCGTATGCCGGGAGTACTACCCCACCGACATCGACGCTGGTTGGGGACCCTGATGTTGCTCCGACATTTGCGGTCATTACAGATGCAGCCATGTTGAGAATGTTACCCAAAGCATCTGAGTTGCCCGGACCCATTGAGATGATCTGGACAGGGAATGTCATTTTGGCGATGTTGTAGTTCCACATCGTGAAAGATGGCGCTGACACGAAGACGCACGGTGGTCGCAAGTTACGCGGATCAGTGACCACTTGCAAGCCAGTAGCGGTTGCCAGTTTCGTTCCCAACGCGCTCATCGCATTGTTGAATAGATCGGTGTAGTTGGAGACGGTCATGCGCAGGCTGGGCGATCAATTCCGAGAAGTTGTTTGATCTGACCGTTCATTCCAGCTACTGGAGTCTGTCCCATGTCTTGATAGCTAGAAAAAACATCGACTGTGCCACGGCTCTTGTACAACATTCCTGCATACATGACGGTTCCCAAATAGACATCTTGCGATGGGACTGTGGTCAGACTGTCTATGTATCCAGCTTCTTGTCTCCTGCGATAGC